TGACAGCGGTTTTTCTTTCTTCCCACCCCCGAATTGCTCTTTCAACATAGGTTGAATCTGCTGAAACTGTTCCCACGGCTCATGCTGTCCACCTGTTAATTTCTGATACAAATCGGGGTTGCTTCTTTGAAATTGTGACACTGCCCATTCGTATTGTTCTGGTGTTTGTGCAGAAGATGCGTGCTTGTAAAATTCGCCTAATTGCGTCTTCTCATTGCCTGCAATCTTCAACTGGTGCTGTTCTTGTGCCATGCTGAATTTGTCGGCCTGCCGTTGTTCTTGGTTTTGCCGGTACATCCTGGCAAGGGAGTTGTTTTCATCCCTTATCTGGTTATCTTTCTGTTGTTGGTTATATGCCATTGTTTTGTTTAAATTAGGCACTCTTAATCTTGGTAATGGCATAATTCCCCCTTAAAACAACCCGAAAAGTTTGGACCCAAGGCTTAAAGCGTTATCTATGCCACCACCCATAGCCGTATCAATGCCACCACCAATAGCATTGGCCTTGTTATAATACCCGCTTGCCCTTGCATCACCGGCAGATAGTTGGTTTTTGGCCATGTTTGTTGCAGTGTTATTGCCAAGGGTGGATGTGGTGTTTGTTGCTGTTTGCCCGACATTGGCAAGAGATTGGTAAGGTGTTAATGACTGATAATAACGCGACAGGAAATTATCATATTCCTGATTAGCTATACCCTGCCCGTATCGTGTTAAGGCTATATCCTGTGCCCCGCTGTTCAACCTACCCCTTGCCGCTGCTGATCGGTCTAAGGCGTTTACCCCTTCATTAAATGCAAATTGATAACCAGGCGACTGCTGAAAGTTGCCTGGGCCTGCCTGCGTCTTTTCCCATAAAGTATTAAGCGCATTTTCACCTGTGTCACGCCAGGGTGCAAGGTCATCCCTGGACATATTATACATTTCAAGCAACGTGGCGTTACTATCCTGCGTTGCTTCAACCTGTGCGTCTGCCGCATCTCCAGCAGCATCATGTGCGCTAAAAGCACCGCCAGTGAATACATCACCAATACCTTTCGCTATATCTCCAACAAAATCAAATAATCCCATTATGTCACCTCCACACCTGAAATTGTCGCTGTTACCTGTGTCGCTGAACTTGCCAAGGCACTGATAAAATCACCAGCACCCAATACCTGCCCAACAAGTTCGTTTAGGGTAAGGCTTTCCGAATCGTTCAAAGCCTGGGCGTTGACAAGCATGCTTGCAACCCCTGCTGTGTCACCACTCGGTACAATATAAAAAGTGGCAGTTACTGCCGTGGTTGTATCGTTGCAAATGGTGCAACTTGTTATTACCGTTTTCCCCGCGGTGCATGTGTATAGAGTTGTGGCCGATGCCGCTAATTGTCCAGAACTAAGGTTTTTTGGTGTATTGCTCATTTCTTGTATTCCTCGCGTGACCCTTCTTTATCTTTCTGAAAATGAAAATCGATGTATTTACCCAAGCAGTCACCTGACATGTCGTTATCTTCACGGTAAAATTTCACATCAAGGTTTGAACTTACGTTCTCGCCTGCTGGTGGTGAAATTGCCGGGAATGACCCTATTTGGAGCATGTCACCACTTGAGTAAGTGAACACGCCTTTGTTCCCGTCTGCGGTGCTGATTGTTGTCCAACTTCCAGGGACAGTATCGCCGTTGTTGTACCACTTGTACTCAATCTTAAAAGTCGGCTTGTCTGCACTGTTCTGGATGTAATGAAGGTGTAGCTTTATATCTGTGCCAAACTTCTTGGCATGACTCATCTGGAACACCAGATACACAATCTCCGTGGCATCGTTTTGCGGGAACAACAGCCCCAAGTTGGTAAAGTCATAATCCGGCTTTGTGCTTTGCCCCTGTTTGTCTCTTGTCAGTGGAATTGAAAAATCGTCCCAATGAATACGCTTCCTGGCCGGTTGCGTTATGGGTGTATATTCTTCTTTCTGCTCCTGCTGTAAAACTGGCTGATATGGGTGTTCTGTTTTGCCCTGCTGGAGGATAGGCTCAAAGTTTGCGCTCTCCTCAAAAGTGGGCTGCATGATATAATCAAGGTCTGAGTCAACGCCGTTTGCTTCCCTGACAAGACGGCGCATTATCTCCATGAAATACGTTGATGGTGTACCGTCTGAGTTGACTATTCTGGCTCGACTATTAACGCTAGTCAGCATCATGCACCTATCGTTACTGTCTTAACTGGGTCTGAAACCACCAATGAATACACACGTTGCCTGAAACTGCCCAACCGGTTCCACACTATTCGCTTGCCGTATTCACCGATTGCACCCATTGATTTCCAATGTTCGTTGCCCCATGTTTTCCCGCCATCATTTGACCATTTTAGCATTGCCTGGGGGTCATCTTCGCCAAGTAGCCCGACACCAGATTCCATAAAAATCTCAATGCGCGAGTGAAACATGCGCTCACCGTCATTATGGATATGCGAGGAGTTAGCCTGTCTGCGGATTTCGTCTGAATTGTCCGAATAGGTATCAAGGCTCATTTCGTAGATATTGCCGTTCTCAAAATCACCAACAAAGTGCTTGCCGTAACATTTTACGTAACAATTAGACCTGTGCCGGTATTCGGCTGCATCCCAGTAACTTCTTTCGTGCCATAAGCCGGCTGAGGCATCGTATACCCATGTTTTGGATTCTGTCGGGAAAGTCAGTACATAGAATGTGTGCCCTGAATCTGCATAGGTGTAGGCAAAGGCATCTGAGGTTGTGGAATAGCCTGAAATTGCGGCTTCGACACCAAACTGGCTTATACGAGTTGGGGTGTACCCGTTGGCCCGATAAACGATTAAATCGTCACCCAACCAACATAGCGTATTGTCAAGTTGTGCCACTGAATGGGTTGCGCCTAGGCCGCGCTCAATCATTGCACCGTTGTTGCGTTCAAAGGGGAAATCTGCGTCACCTGAGTTAAACCAAACTTCTATTGTCTGTTCGCCGAAGAGCCACAATTCCCGGTGATCTGACCAGACCGCCAAAGTATCGTCAGGTGCGCTTTCTGCTGTGGCATAGTCAAGTCCGTCAAAGTCTGTCCCGTCATTGATTGCGCTTATAAAAAACTGACCTGTATCTTTCCGCTCAAATATAAAATACCCATCCTGAAACGCTACGGTTGCAGACTGGTAAAATTCGTCATCTGTTATTTCTGAAAGAGTTGTCCCGTCATACACATACCCGTTAATGCCATTAACAATAACCAACTGTGTGCCGTTGTCTGCAATTGAAACCCTACCAGTGCCGACACTGCCGATAGACGTTGCTGTGCCACTCGAATCTATGCTGTATAGTGTGCCATCTGAAACAGCGTACAAGGTGTCTTGAAACGTGTATAAGCCGGTTACGTTGCTACTGCCGCACGTTGCGAATAATTCTAGGCCCGGTGTGCCATGCAGGACAACTTTACTCCTTGCCCCCTCCGGTTGCACTTCTGGGTAGAAATTCACGCACCGTTGCGCTGAGACAGGTAAAGACCGATTCTGGTATGAGTGTACGGCAAAAGGTATCATTCTGTGAAAATGTTATAAGTGTTCTTGGTAGTCGGAAATTGCACATCTACATCCGGCATTTCTGCTGCTATTTTCTGTCTGCGAATCGCCAACTCAGCGTCAAGCATCCTGCCAACCATTGATGGTGACAACTGCCGCTCAAATTCTGCCGATAATTCAGCGGCTAAACGCCATTTCAGATAGTTCTTATAAGCAGGTGTTAAATTAACAGTGGTGGTTATCTGTGAAGCGGTATAGGTAATGACGTTGAACCCTTCACCCTGCATTTCGTCCAAGATAAGGTTTAACGCCTCAAGCGCGTCTGTCTCTTCGCTTGCGCTCACAGTCTCCCCGCTTGCAGTAACCCCTATTAGCCTGAAAGACGACGCTATCAACTCACGCACTGTCATTGCATTAGCCCTCTAATTTCGTTAATCAAGTCTTCTTTTTTGGCACGCTTGTTTAGTTCTATGCCAAACCTATCAAGAGCGTATTCAAACAGGTCTTTCCTGGTAAACTCAGCAAAAGGGCCGCTAATGGCGTTATCTGTGCCCGGTTCAGGGATATCAAACCAACCGTTTCCCCTGTCTGCCTCTGCTTCTACGTCCATATAGCAAACCTTCCTGCCGTGTTTTTCGTGTTCAAGCCAGATTGCTTTCATTCAGTCATCCTATTACGGTTCCCTTTAAAGTTTTTTGTGCCTATATGTCCAGTTTCGGCATCTGCCAGAACTGCAATCTCACCACCACACTCTACCCACCTGCGGCAAAACGTATAATCCTCCCCCCAATATCTCCCCCCATGTAGTAAAAAATCAAAAAGGGAAAAACATATCTCGTTGTGTTCGTTTACATATCTGAGGTCTGGGTGTTTCTCTGTCATTTCCTTAACCATAGATTTTGTCAAGCAGGTTAAACCAAACCCTACACCCGTTGCCTGTAGCCACCCGTCTTTCTCTCTCCCTGTTAAGGTAGATTGGAAAGTTTTAGCATCGGTTTTCTTCCTATAGTCAATGCTGCAAAAATCGTGTTCTGCTTCTAACAGTGAAAAGATGTCTTTTGCGTCCCAAACCATGTCGGTATCTAAAAACAACAACTTATCAAAGCCACTTTTAAGAAACCGCATTACTATTTCGTTTCTGGCCTTGGGCAGGACACTACAATTTGTGTGCATATCAACTTCAACTGTATGCCCTGCAAGCTGCAATGCGTAATGCGTTTTAAGGAGAGAGCTGACAAACTCAGCGTCAGCCCCCCCATAAAAAGGTATACCGATATAAATTAAGATGCGATTAACCCCAGGGCCACAAGCTGCGCCCTCAAGTCGGCAAGTTCAAGTATTACGGTTGCGATGTCGGTACCTACTGTTACCGCTGGTGCAGGTTGAACAACTGCGGTTGTTCCAAAAAAACCGACTTTATTTGTAGCGGTTTTACCTACACAAACACCGCCAGCACCGTTGACTCCTACATATTCTACGTCTGATCCTAATGGTAATGCCATTATGTCACCTTCCTTATGCGCTTACTCGGCAAGCGAGTTCTGGCCTGATTGTTTTCCATCCGTACAGAATATCCAAACGACATGGGAAATTATCATTGTTAATGTCGTAGTTGCGGACAAGTCTCATTGAAACACCGTCCATTACCTCTCTGGCCGCGAAATCAACACCGCTTGGCATCTCAAGGTCAGCAGTCGCCAAGGTAAAAGCATCCTTATGAAACGCCATATTCTGAACATAGCCAGTTGAGGCAGTACCAAAAGGTGTTACTGCTGCACCGTCCTGCGGAAACGCTGAAATAGTCTGTCGTGCCCCTGTGGAATACATTGCCGGGGATACAGTCAAATCAACCTCATTACTTGCTGCGGTTGCGGCTGTGGTTACGGTGAATATCTGAAGAGTTCCAAGATCCTGCCCTTCTGCGTTCACTGCGTTTACATTTGCTACTGTGAAAGTGTCACCTGCTGCCCATGTGTCAGTCGCATTAGTCAGTCCGTCAACGTGGATAGTGGTTGAGCCTTCTGTAGATACTGTTCCGTCAATTACGATGGTCCCGACTCGGCTACCACAAGTTAATGTCTGTACGTTCTGGTCCATTACAAAATCGAACCCAAGAGCTTCACCCATTGCGCCTTTTGTATACTGCTTGCTAATTGCTGCTGAAGGATTAAAAACACCTGTCAAAGCATTAACAGTAGCGGCCTGGGCTGCGGGATTGATAACCACACATCTGTCATCCATTGGAGCCATGTATTCGTTCATCTTCTGCCCAGCCTGAAGATATACAAGTGCAGTGTTTGGGGTTGTGCCTGCGGTTCCGACACGGTTATAAATATTGGTAAACTCGGAAAGTCCCTGCTGGTCGATGTAACTTGCAAGACGTTTAACAGCAGGTTCAATGATTCTTTTGCTGAAGTCGTCCAATTCCAAAGTCATCTCAGCAGAACTAAAGTTCATGTCTACGCCGATCTGGTTTGCAACCTGAAGGGTTACACTCGTCTCTGAAGTATCCTGCGCTACAAGTGTTTTCCCTGTTCTCACGGTGTACTGGTTAGGCAGTCTGATTTTCAGTGAATCGCCAATCTTGCCGCCTGATTTCGCAAACTGGCTGTCGTATTGCCGGTTTACCTTTTTTGTGAATCCCAAATTCGCATGTAGTACCCTCTGTACTTCGCGGGTGACTGCGGTTGGGGTTAATATGCTATTCGACATTTTTCATGCTCCTTATTTTATTTTCCCCTCGTCTCTGAGCT